AGCATCCCAGGCTGCGCGCGACTCTGGGGATCTGGTGATCATGGGCTGACCTGCGGGAATGCCTTCCAGGCGCGTCGGCCGTCTACGGCAATCCGCGTGTCACGAGCCTGTATCAGTGCAGGCCAGGGCGCCTATTGCCGTCACGCAGGCCCTAGACTGGGGGGCATGAAGACGAAGCGCTGCGAGCACTGCCGGGAGCACCTCGGTGCACGGCATGCCCACAACGCGCGTTTCTGCTCTGGCCGTTGCCGGATGGCTGCTCACCGGGCACGTCAGCGGCAGGCCGACCCGGTGCCGGTCGCGATGACGCGTCGCCCCCAGTGGGTCCGGCACAGCGCCCGCAAGGTTCCGCTGTCTGCCCGCGGTGCGAAGCGGGCGCCGGCTTCATCGACGGCTCCGTCGACCTGGAGTTCGTACAGTGCGGCGAAGCGGTCGGTGGTCGGCGTGGGCCTTGGGTTCGTGTTGAGTTCGGTGGACCGCCTTGTGTGCATCGACCTGGACCACGCCCTGGTCGGCGGTGTGCTGGCGGGTTGGGCGCGGGAGATTGTCGACCGGGTGCCCGGCACCTACATTGAGGTCTCGCCGTCTGGCACTGGCCTGCACGTGTGGGGCTACGGGACGGTGGGTCGGGGGCGCCGCATCCGGCGAGGCGAAGCCCATGTCGAGATCTACGACCGAGGTCGCTACATCACGGTGACGGGTAAGCGGTTCGAGGACGCCCCGTCTTCCCTGGCCGATCTCTCGAAGGTGCTTGACGCGCTGCTGTGAGGGGGGTGCCCCCGATGGCTGGTCGCGGCATGGCGCCGAAGTCGACTCGGTCGCGTGCCCGGGATTCGAAGGCCCGGGATGCGGAGCTGAACCGGGTGGAGGATGACGGGGAGCTGCGGGGGCCGCTACTCCCGGAGGGCGTTTTGCCTGACGACGAGGACTGGCATCCGCGGACCCGGCAGTGGTGGGAGACGTGGCGGCGGTCGGCGCAGGCCCAGGTGTTCATTGAGACTGACTGGGACTTCCTGCTCGACACTGCTCTCTTGCACCACGTCATGTGGACGAAGGGCCGTTGGGAGTTCGCTTCCGAGGTGAGGCTGCGGGCCGCGAAGTACGGGGCGACTCCCGAGGACCGGATGCGCCTCAAGCTGAAGATCGAGACTCCGGCTGACAAGCCGGCCCCGGCAGAGACGCCGCGGACGACAGCGGATCGGCGGAAGAACCTGCGGATCGTGAGCGAGGATGCCGGGTAGGGGGTGCCATGCCGTGGCGTGGGCCCCAGTACGACGGCGAGTTTCCCTCTCTCGGGCATCAGGTCGTCGAGCACATCGAGGAGTACCTCTGTCACGGCCCTGGCGACGTTGTCGGCGAGCCGATCGAACTGGACGATGAGTTCTACGCATTCATCGTCAAGGCGTATCGGCTTGATCCGGAGACGGGGCGGCGCGTGTACCGGCGGGCGTTTCTGTCCCGGGCGAAGGGGCGCGCCAAGTCGGAGATCGCCGGCATGCTGGTGTGCGCCGAGGCGTTGTTCCCGGTGCGGTTTGACGGCTGGGATGCGAACGGGGAGCCGGTCGGCCGCCCGGTGAGATCGCCGTTCATCCGCTGCCTGGCGACGGAGGAGGGCCAGTCCGGCAACACCTACGACAACGTCTCCACGATGCTCGAGCACCTCGTTGAGCATCACGGTGACGACTTCCCGGGTATCGACATCGGCAAGTCGGCGCAGTCGTCGAGCCGGATCATCCTGCACCACCAGCGGGGTGAGATCACTCCGTCGACTGCATCGTCCGCAGCGAAGGACGGCGGTAAGGAGACCTTCGCGGTCTTCGACGAGACACACCTGTACGTGCTGCCGGAGCTGCGCCGCATGCACAGCACGGTTCGCCGGAACCTGCGTAAGCGCAAGGAAGCCGAGCCGTGGTGCCTTGAGACGTCGACGATGTACGAGCCGGGCCAGGACTCGGTGGCGGAGGCTACGCACACCTACTTCAAGGCCATCAAGGAGGGCCGGATCCGGGACGCGGACGCGGCCGGCTTGCTCTTCGACCACCGGCAGGCGAAGGACGGCACGGATCTCGCCGATCGGGAGGCGTTGCTGGCGGGGCTGAAGGAGGCTTACGGTCCGGCGGCGGCGTGGATGGACCTTGACGGGATCATCGCCGAGATCTGGGATCCCCAGTCCGCACCCTCGGACTCCCGCCGGTACTGGCTGAACCAGCCGGTTGCCGCGGAGGACGCGCTGCTGGATCCGGCGGAGTGGGCCGAATGTGCCTCCGCTCTCCGGCTGGAGGACGGAGACGAGATCGTGCTCGGCTTCGACGGCGGAAAGACGGATGATGCGACCGCACTGATCGCGATGAGGGTTTCAGATCGCCTTGTGCAGCCGATGGGCATCTGGGAGCGGCCTGAGGGCCCGCTGGGGCAGGGCTGGGAAGTCGACCGCAAACAGGTGTCTGACCTGGTTGCGCACGCCTTCGGCCGCTACCAGGTTCGTGCGTTCTTCGCGGACGTCAAGCTGTGGGAGTCGTACATCGACGAGTGGGGCGAGACGTACAGGGACGAGTTGCTGGTAAAGGCGTCCGCGAGGTCGCTGATCGGCTTCGACATGCGCGGTCACCAGCAGGAGTTGACGAAGGCGACCGAGGCGCTGGTGCAGGCCATCGTCGACCGGAAGATCCTTCACACGGGGGACGCGACGTTGACGCGGCATGTCGGCAATGCGCGGCGCCGGCCGAACAGGTGGGGCGTCTCGTTCGGCAAGGAGTCCCGGGAGTCACCGAAGAAGGTCGATGCCTTCGCGGCAATGCAGTTGGCGGACATGGCGCGGCGCGCCTTGCTGGCGTCGCCGGATTGGGCGAAGCGGCGGAAGAAGCGGCAGCGCACCGGCAGGGTGCACGGATTCGCGTGACAGCAGGGAGGTGGGCGGCGCGTGACGCTGATGGGCAAGGACGAGGCAGTCTCGACGGCGCGGCGCCTGCTGAAGCTCCGGGAGCTCGAGCAGCCTCGGCTGCAGCGGATCTCCGACTACATGGCAGGCCGGCATGCCAGCGTGTATGTCCCGGCTGGGGCGCGGGCGGAGTACCGGTGGCTGATCGAGCGGGCCAAGGTGAAGATCCTTCCGCTGGTCGTCACGGTGGTGTCGCAGAACATGTATGTCGACGGCTATCGGGCCAAGGGCGCGGACAGTAATGCGGCTCCGTGGGCGGTGTGGCAGGCGAACCGCCTGGACGCCCGCCAGCATGGAGTGCACCGGGCTGCGCTCACCTACGGCGCCTCCTACGTGGTGGTGATGCCGGGCAAGCCTGTGCCGGTGATCACTCCATTCTCGCCGCGCCGGCTGACCGCCCTGTACGCGGACCCCGTGAACGACGAGTGGCCGATCTACGCGGTCGAAGACCGCATGGAGAACACGGCCACCGGCAAGCGTCGCATCGTTCGCATCTACGACGACAAGGCCCGCTACACGCTGACCGGAAACGCCGACGGATCCGTCCTGGAGCTGGACGAAAACGGCGTGGAGCGGCACGACCTCGGCGTATGCCCTGTGGTGCGGTTCGTCAACACGGACGATCTCGACGGCGATGGAGTGATCGGCGAGGTGGAGCCGCTGATCGACGCCCAGGATCAGTTGAACATGACCACGTTCAACCTGCTGATGGCCCAGCAGTATGCGGCATTCCGGCAGCGCTGGGTGACCGGCATGGCCCCGCCGCAGGACGATGACGGCAATCCGATCGAGCCGTTCCGCTCGCGCGTGGACGGCGTGTTCATCGCGGAGGACGCGGACACCAAGTTCGGAGAGTTCGACCAGACAGACCTCAGGGGGTACCTCGACAGCCGCGAGGCGACGATCCGCCACATGTCGACGCTGTCTCAGGTGCCGCCGTACCACCTGCTCGGCCAGATGGTGAACCTGTCGGCCGAGGCCCTCGCCGCAGCGCGGGACGGCCTGGATCGGAAGATCGATGAGCGGGAGTCGCTGTTCGGCGAGGGCTGGGAGCAGGCCTTGCGCCTGGCCGGCCTTGCCGCAGGTGACCGTGCCGCCTGGGGGGACACGGCGGCGCAGGTTGTCTGGCGCGACACCTCGGCGCGCTCTCTCGCACAGACTGTGGACGCACTCGGCAAGCTCGTCACGATGCTCGGTGTGCCGCCGCAGGAACTGTGGGAGAAGATCCCCGGGGTCACGCAGACCGATGTGGAGCGGTGGAAGGCCACGGCCGAGCAGGGCGACTCGATGAACCGCCTGAACGGGATCATCGAGAAGCAGATGCAGCAGCTCGACCCGGCACCGGAGCCCGCGCCGCTCCCGGACCTGGTGCTCTGATGGCCATCCGGAAGGCACCGCAGAGGTACAGGCGTCTTCAGGGACTGATCGCGGCACGCCTTGCCCAGCAGGTGCTGCAGGTGTGGCGGGACCTGATGAACCCGGCGAAGATCGATGCCTCCTGGCCTGCTGTCCGCTCCGCCTTGGAGCCGCTGGTTGAGCAGGCCAGAGAACAGTCCGCGGTGCTCGGCCTGGAGACCTACATGGATGCCAGGCGAGATGCGGGCATCAAGGACGGCGACTTCACCCCTGAGGAGCCACTCCCACTGCTGATCGACCGCCTGGAGAAGTCCCTGGACGTGACCGGGCCGGTGGAGTTCAAGAAGGCGATCGCCGCGGGCAAGAACCCTCAGCAGGCCATGGACGCCGCCGCGGTCCGTCTGGTGGGCAGCACCCAATACCTGGCACTGGAGGGCGGCAGGCAGGCCATGCAGCGGTCGATCGCCGCAGACGAACAAGCCACCGGCTGGGCGCGGGTGACGGACGACGACCCGTGCGCCTGGTGCGCCATGCTCGCGTCCCGCGGCCCGGTCTATAAGTCCGCCAAGACAGCAGGCGACCCGCGGCGGGGCGGCAACCGCTATCACGATCACTGCGGGTGCCAGGCGTGGCCCGCCTTCACCAACGACGAGCCCTTCATCGGCGTCGCCGAGAAGCTCTATGACGACTGGCTGCGGACGACGCGCGGTCGCGGTGGCCAGCACGCCGTGAACGCATTCCGCCGCTGGTGGGAGTCAGAAGGCCGGGCCGCCTACGAGCCGCCCGACCGCACCTGACCCCAACCCTCGCAGCGCCCCGGCGCTGTCCTTCTGGAGCCGTCCGCCGACATGGCAGACGGCTCCCCGCAGTTCCAGCCCCTTGCGCTCGCCGACATGGCGAGGCGACCCGACATGGGAGACCTCATGCCCGAAAACACCGCGGAGACCGGCGCTGGTACGCCGGCCGTTCCCACCCCCGCCGAAGCTGTCGCCGCCGGCCAGATCCCGGCGCAAGCCGCCTCACAGGCGGCGCCCGGACAGCAGCAGGCTGCCGCTCAGCAGCAGCCGGAGACGACGGACTGGGAGGCCGAGGCCGCCAAGTGGCAGGCCATGGCCAGGAAGCACGAGAAGCGCCATCTCGACGCCCTCGGCTTCAAGTCGAAGGACGAGATCGACCAACTCCGGCAGGCCGCCCAGAAGTACCAGGAGTTCGAGGACACGCAGAAGACGGAGCTGCAGCGCGCCACCGAGCGCGCGCAGAGCTTCGAGCAGCAGATGTCCGAGCTGCGCGCCACGAACACCCGCCTGATGGCGGCGGCCACGCACAACATCCCGCCGGACCTGATCGACCTTCTCGGCTCGGGCAGCGACGAGGAAATCAACTCGCGCGCGGAGATGCTCGCCGAACGCCTCAAGGCGTCGGCACCCGCCCCCGCGCCGACTCAGCAGAGGCCTGTCGAGGCCCTCACTCCGGGAGCCGCAACGGCGTCCGGTGCGGCCACGACCAGCCCGGACGAGTGGATCCGGCGTCTGGCCGGCCGCTGATCTGACCTTCACCGCAGCACCGGAATCACCCGCACGGGGCCGGGGTCGCTGCTTTCTCGAAAGGAGACCCCGTGCCTGTCAACTCGCTCATCAGCCGGGACGCCAGCAACGACCCGCTCGTTCCCACCCCGGTGTCCTCGGAGATCATCGACCAGCTCCCCGCCGCTTCGGCGCTTCTGCAGCGGGCCCGCCGCGTGCCGATGTCGTCGAAGACGCAGCGCCAGCCCGTCCTCGACGTGCTGCCGCTCGCGTACTTCGTGGGAGGCGACACCGGCCTGAAGCAGACCACCGCTCAGGACTGGAAGAACGTCGACCTCGTCGCCGAGGAGATCGCCGCGATCGTCCCGATCCCGGAGGCCTACCTCGACGACGCGCAGATGCCCATCTGGAACGAGGTCCGTCCCCGTCTGGTGGAGGCCATCGGCGCCAAGCTCGACGCGGCCGGCCTGTTCGGGATGGACAAGCCGTCCACCTGGCCAGCGGCCGTCTACCAGTCCGCGGTCGCGGCGGGCAACACCGTCATCTCTGGCGCGGGCGCCGACTTCGCCGTCGACGTGGCGGAGGCCGCAGGCAAGGTGGCCGCGGACGGGTTCGCGGTGAACGGCTTCATCAGCCGGCCCGGCCTGACGTGGAAGCTGAACACGATGCGGTCCGAGCAGGGGGTGCCGATCTACCAGCCGAACCTGCAGGGCCAGCTGGGCGGCACGCTGTACGGCTACCCGATGTCGGAGCTCACCAACGGCGCGTGGGACATGTCCGAGGCCGAGCTCCTGATGGGGGACTGGTCGAAGGCGATCGTCGGCGTGCGCCAGGACATCAGCTTCAAGCTGTTCACCGAGGGCGTCATCTCCGACGACGACGGCAAGGTCGTCCTCAACCTGATGCAGCAGGACTCCGTCGCGATGCGCGTGGTGATGCGCGTGGCGTTCGCCACCGCCAACCCGGCGACCCGCCTGAACGGCAACTCGTCGACCCGTTCGCCGTTCGCTGCGGTGCAGACGGCTAC